ATGCTAAAATATTACTAGTAGATTCAACATAATTACTAGTATTAGTATCATTTAGATTTGCATAGGATATCAATATATTACTTGTTAATTCAACATAATTACTAGTATTGATATCATTAACACTATTAAAATTTATTTTAGATATTAAAGATGCTAAAATATTGCTAGTAGATTCAACATAATTACTAGTATTAGTATCATTAACACTATTAAAATTTATTTTAGATATTAAAGATGCTAAAATATTGCTAGTAGATTCAACATAATTACTAGTATTAATATCATTTAGATTTGCATAGGACACCAATATATTACTTGTTAATTCAACATAATTACTAGTATTAGTATCATTAACACTATTAAAATTTATTTTAGATATTAAAGATGCCAAAATATTGCTAGTAGATTCAACATAATTACTAGTATTAGTATCATTAATACTATTAAAATTTATTTTAGATATTAAAGATGCCAAAATATTGCTAGTAGATTCAACATAATTACTAGTATTAGTATCATTTAGATTTGCATAGGACACCAAAATATTGCTAGTAGATTCAACATAATTACTAGTATTAGTATCATTAATACTATTAAAATTTATTTTAGATATTAAAGATGCTAAAATATTGCTAGTAGATTCAACATAATTACTAGTATTAGTATCATTAACGCTATTAAAATTTATTTTAGATATTAAAGATGCTAAAATATTGCTAGTAGATTCAACATAATTACTAGTATTAGTATCATTTAGATCTACGCGCGCATTCAATATATTACTTGTTGATGCAACATAATTACTTGTATCTTCTATGACATCTCTATTATTTTTTTTATAAAAACCAATAATATTAACATCTCCATCCTTTGTAATATTAAATACTTCTGAACCATTCTTTGATGCGGTAAAGATATCATAAGAACTGTCATTATTTTGATTTACACTTAGAGCGATTGAATTATTATTAATATTTACTACTTCTAAATTTTCTGTAGTATATACAATTGTTTCTAGTCTTGTATTACTGCCATAAACTATTAAATTTGAGTTTATAATTAAATCTCCATTTATTGTAAGATTACTATTATATTTATTATTAACTATAAATCTATTTTTTGCATCAGGATTTTCATTAATCTGATCGGTAGTTAATTTAGTTATTCTTTCAGATATAATATTACTTGTCGATACAACATAATTACTACTATTCCTATCATTTAGGGTTAAATTACTCGCATTTAATGTAATCTTTAATAGTAATAATTTTAATTTACAATCCAATAAAGAAAGATTTTTAGATATAATATTACTTGTATATTCAACATAATTACTGCTATTACGATCATTTAAATTAACATTTTTTATCAATATATTACTTGTTTCTAAAACATAATTACTGCTATTACTATCATCACTATTTATTTTTGATAGTAATATATTACTTGTTTCTAACACATAATTGCTACTATTACTATCATTGATGTTTACTTTTGATAGTAATATATTACTTGTAGTTTTAATATAATTGCTTGTAGCGTTGTCACTAAGCAATTCTAATGCAGTCAAAATATTACTTGTTTCATAAATTTTACTTAATATGTTAATATCTCCAGATAAATAAGATGTTGCATGCATATTTCCATTTATTTTTATATCACCATTCGAACTAATTACAAAACGATCTATATCTATCGATGATAATGATGATGTTATTTTAAAATCATTATTAGAACTCCATATTTTATAATCTATATTATTATCAATAGCATTTCCTTTAATTAATTTAATTGAAGGATGCAATTGTGAATTATTATCTGGATATATTAAAGTTAATTCTCCATTAATAGATAGATTATTATTATATACATTATCAACTATAAATCTTTTACTAGCATTTTGATCTTCAATTATCATATCTGTAGTCAAATTAGCAATATTATATGAAATTAAATTACTTGTAGATAATACATAGTTACTAAGATTAATATCATTAAGATTTGTTGTTGATATTAAAATATTACTAGTAGATGATATATAGTTACTAACATTAATATCATTAAAATTCACAGTTGATATTAATAAATTACTTGTATTTAAAACATAATTAGAAGTATCAAGAATAATATCTCTATTATTTTTTTTATAAATACCTGTAATATTTACATCACCTATAACATCTAAAGCGTAATTAGGGGTCTTATTTCCAATTCCTATTCTAGATTCACCCCCCCCTATAAAATATAAATTACATTTTTCATCTGTATTAGTTCCAATTTGTACACTAGGTATTATCGAAGTTTCTGAATTTATTATTATTGATGTTGTAGATATACCACCATCTGCAGTAATTAAACCAGATACATGCGCTGTACCTACTATATCAAGTGGTGCAATTGGTGTAGAACTTCCTATTCCTATACGCGTGCTTGCCCCTCTAATAAAATATATATTATTTGCAATATTATTGTTAGTTCCAAATTGTACATTAGAACTTATTGTTGCTATTCCACGTATATTAACATCTCCTTCAATATCTAATCTTGAATTTGGGGTTGTGCTTCCAATACCTACATTTCCAGAATGTGATATACATAATCCAATTAGATTTGTAGAATTATTATATATATTAAAAGTGCCATTATAATTAACGATGTTCCAACTTTCATTATTACTATATATTTCAATATTCCTATCAATATTTTCAACCATAGTTATAATTATAATATTTAATATATATATATATATATATTACTAAGTTATATATATATATTGTACATAATATAAAAATTGATAATATTTATTATTTAATATAATAAATAAAAATGAGTGAAGCAATCAAAATAATCAATATTTATATTGACGGATCTTGTATTAACAACGGTAGTATTAATGCTCAAGCAGGTTATGGTGTTTATTTTAAAAAGAATGATGAAAGAAATGAATATGCACGTGTAATCGGAAAGCAAACTAATAACACAGGAGAATTAACCGCGTTAATTCGCGCTATTGAAATAGTAACTGATGAATTAGAAAAAACAATCCCTATTATAAAAATTAATATATATACAGATTCAGAATATGTAATTAAATGCGCAGGTAATTATGGAGATAAATTATATAAGAATGAATGGAAAACTAGCACAGGAGGTACACCTCCAAATTTAAAATTAATTCAAAGAATTCGAGAAATTTATAAACCATTTAAAAAATATATTGAATTACATCATATTAAAGCACATACTGGTTTAAATGATGAACATTCACTAGGAAATGCAGAAGCGGATAGACTAGCAAATAATGCTGTTGGCGTTACTATTACAGATAGCATAGATAGTACACTTGTATCAAATATTAAAGAAACAACATATAAAAAAAATTATATCAATATTAAATATGAATTTAAAGATGCTATTAAAAAATTAGGTGCTAAATGGGATACAAATTGTAATAAGTGGTATTATGAAGATAATATATCTGATGCAAACAAAGATGCTATTCTAAATATTGAAATAATGTCCGCAAATAATGAGGTGAATGAAGAAAAAGTAACAACTGATACAGGAATAGATATTGAAATACATAAGAAGGTTTATGTTAAAATACCTTTTAAAAATAAAGATGCTGTTAAAAAATTAGGGTGCCGATGGGAACCTGAAAAAAAATCATGGTATTATATGTCCAATCTTGAAAAAAATAAAATAGATAGTATTAAAAAATTAGAAGCATAATATATATCTCTCTTATATATATTTATATTATAAAAAAGTATATATTCTATTAATATTTTTTTAATAATACTCATGACATTTTAAACCCATAATATATATTGTTATTATTATTCTAATATCATTCTAATATTATTACTAAATATTTCTGTATATTTTTCAGGTATATTTTCAAATGATATTAGTTTCATATTTAATATAAATTTATCTTCATAACCGCTATCTTTTATATATTTATCTCTTTCACTATCTTGCATATTAGATAGCATTAATGCTTTTTCCTTTGTTATTCCAGAACCTATCTTTGGGATATTATCACTTTTATCTCCATAAATTGCTTTAAATAATAAGTCTATTTTAGGATCATTATATCCACGCTTCATCAGTTCTTTAAACTGCATATTATAGATATGCACATGTTTATCAACAAGTTGCAGAAAATCATTATCATTTGTTATAATAATAATTTCTAAATTTTTAAATGATTCTAAATGTGTTTTAATCATCTTTTGAGATAAATAAATAACATCATCGCCTTCTAATCTATCTTGCGATATATATTTAAAATCTAATAATTTAATATATTCATTAAATATGTTAAATATTTTTTTATTAAAATTATTTTTCTGTGTCCTAGTTGCTTTATAAGTATTATAAATGTCATTTCTCCATATATCAGAACGCTGACAATCTAAACAAAATACTATATTTTCTTTATTTGTATTCCACTTTTTACATATCTTTTTAATATCATTATTAATATGTTTATAAAAAGCAGTTATAAATATGTCATTATTTATTATATCATCAACACTAACATTTATATTTTGAAAAGAAAACCATCTATAAGTAGCAAAATATCTATGAAATACATAATAACTACTATCAATAAGAATAATATTATTCTTATTAAAATATATAGTATTCATTAATATTATATTTATTAATATTTAATATTTAAATAATATTTAATCATTTTTTATTTATTTTGAAATCTGTTTTTTGGAAATTATATGCATCCATCATAATCACTTTTAATTCTTCCGGTTTCTTCTTATATTCTTTCCATTCATACCTAGCACAATCATAATTTTTCTTATTATCACTTGATGTATTCTTCATTTGGTGAATACGATATGTTATAAATAAGGTATAATCTGTTGGTTTTATTGTTTTACTCTCTTTCTCTTTATTTTTTTCGTCATTTTTAGATGTATTGATATTAGTCGCATTCTGTTCAATATTAGAAGTAATAATAGTTTCATTATCATGAGTAATTAAATTATTACTACTATTTGCAGTAGTATCTGTTATATTATCATTTGATTCAGTTATTAAAGGTTTTTCATAAGTCAACTTATTAATATGTTCTTTTTTAGTCCAAACTTTTTTATTATTTCTTACTTCTACAATCCATAATTCCTTATCAAAACCTTCCATAATAGCATTAATTTCATAACCTTCTGCAGATAACCCAAAATGTAATGGAGATTGCTCTTTACCGGTATAATATGAAGAAGTGCTATTGATGCAGACTTTTTTACCTGACATTATTAAAACTTACTAATAATAATATTAATTATCAATTTTTTATATTAGTAATTTTAAATAATGAAAATGTTCGTTTTTTATATTAGTATTTTGAAAATTGATTATATATCATAAAATATATTATATTGAACCATTTTTCAAAATAAATGACATTTTACGATGATATTATTGATTTCTTTGAAGAAAATAATAATATTCTTAGTATTATTAATGAACAAAATATAAATATTTTTCAATCAAAAATTATACAAGGGTATGAAGAAGTATCAAATGGATCTGATGAATATTTTGAAGATAAGGTAATGAATATATTTGATGAAATTTACAATAGATATGAAAATGAAGATGCATATGATAATATTTGTAATAACATAGTTATTATTTATTACAAAAGCATTATTAAAGTTAATAATTATTACTGTAACATTTATAAAAAGAAAAAATTTTATTTATAAATCATCTATTAATATATTAAATAGAAATGAAAAATAATTTTATCTACCTGGTAATATATATAACAATATTAGTTTTATTTATATTAATATCTTTTTATATTATCGAAACTATCGTCTTTCTAACTAATCTTCCTTTAATTAGTAGTATTGTTAGAGATTTCATAGATTATACATTCGGTATGAAGCAACCTGCTATGTTATTACCAAATATATCATATCGTATTGTTAACTTTTACCCTTTACATACAGCATATTATGTATGGTTAGCAATTGTAGCATTATGTACAATAATAATTTTAATATTATGGTTAATTGGCGTAATGATTAATAGGATTGTATTTTTTATTCCAAATCCATTTGCACAAATATCACCATGGAAAGAATTAAATGAAATGGGATTTTTTAAATGGTTTTTTGAAAAAACCTTATTAGATAAAAATAAAGATGTTCAGAATTTTGTGCTCAATATTTTTAAATCTGTATTAACTCCTCAACAATATGAAGAAGCACAGAAAAGATGCAAAGAGAATTTTGCTAATAAGCAAGCTAATAAGCAACCAAATAAACTGTATACTACACATATTGATTATAATTTTACTGATCAATATATTGAGAATAGAAGAGATAATATATTTTATACTAATTCATTCAAATCAATAAAACATAGAGAAGAAGCAGATAAATATAGAAATATGAAAATAGTACGCCCCGATGATGATGTTAGTTATGATTATTTACCAGAAAGCGATAATGTTGAAAGTACTATCAGAACAAATATCGGTTATATTTATATTTAATAATTAAATTAAAATATTATATTAAGAATAATATAATATTTTTTAATAATGGTGATGGCGAACTTTATGTGCCAACTTATTAATATTATAACTCGAAAAAAAGATATATATAGATTAATATATTCTATATTATATTTATGTATTATTATAATGGTTTGCACATTTATATATTGGGATACAATATATAAAGGATCAAAGAAATATTCAAAATGTAATAATATTTCTAAAATTATAGAAGATAACTATTATAATGAAACACCATATATTTATAATATAATTATAATAAATACAAAAAATATCAAAAAACCTTCGGAATTTATTATCAAAATAACATATGACTTTAATAAAATGGTTACATATATAGAATATGGCAATACAGAAGAGGAAGAAAATATTTTTATATATAGAATAAATGATCATCTTTCAATTCTAAAAGATATAAAACGATTAGAAAAAGAAAAGGATATATTAGATAAAAATTATAAAAAATCTAATAATAATGATGATTTAGTTGAATATAATAAGGTTGCACTAGAATATTCCTTATTAATTCATTCAACTGAAGGAAAAAAAGCATTAGAATTAAATAATGATAAGGTATTTATTGATAGTTTTAAATACACATATTATAATTTAGATATAATGAACTCTGATATTATTGAAGATATAAGTACAAAAATAAACAGCGCTAATTACAAATATTATGCAATAGACAATAATTATAATATTATTAATTCATATACAACAAATGAACTAATTAAATTTACAAAAGGATATTCAAATAACTCTTATTATCCTATTACGATTATTGATTATATTATTTTCTCGAAGATGCATCAAAAATATAATATTAATTTATAATTAATAATTAATAATATATAATATATAAATAAGACATTATATTATGAGTGATATTAAATATATTATTAGTGATATTCAAACATTATTTAAAAATATTGAAAAAAATTCTGATAATTATATAAATAAACTTTCTTCAATATCAGATAATAAAATATCAAATTATCAAATAGGAATTAATATACTTTTCTTAATTATAATTGTTATAGTATTATATATTTTATATCGGGATTATGTATATCGTATTGCAAGTAAAATGACAAGATGCACAGATATTAATGATATTATTGATTTAAATATAAATGAAAACGATAATTCATATATATATATTATTTATATTGTTCATGTAAATAATATAAATAATATATTAAAGGATTATATTTTGAGATTGGAATATGACTTTATTAAGGAGGAAACAAAGATAACTTTTGGAAAAAATAATATTATATCTTCTGTATTATTTGCACCTATAGATACTATTAATAAATTTAGTAATGCTTTTTCTATATTTGATTTAGCAGAAAAGAAGAAAAAATTTATTGATTATTATAATAAGGATAACGAAAAAACTTATAATATTGATAAAAAAAAACTAGCAACTAAAAAATATAAATATTATATAACGTCTAATGATAACAAGAGTTTAACAGATGAAAGTTCTTTAGGATTGGCAAACTTTGTTAAAAAATATGGATATAATGAAAATATTAATTTAGATCCTATTTATAATATATTATATGCTATTGAAAATAAAAGAAATATGGAATATTAGATATTTTATTACATATTACTAATAAAAAACTTCTGTTAGTAATGTTTTCAGTTCTTCACATTTATCCTTATGTTTAATTTTTGGATAATTGATATTAAATTCAATAAACATATTTCCTTTATTTGAAGTATTTAATATTGGCATTCCTTTTCCTTCTAGTAAATAATTCTTACCATTTGATATAACACCAAATATATTTGTATTTATGTTTAATTTTTCTTTAAAATAAGGTATAACAATCTCTTTTCCTATAATAGAATCAATAAATGAAATATCAGTTTTATAATATAAATCATTCCCCTTTCTAATGAAGTTTTTATGCTCTTCGATCTTAATATGAATTATTAAATCTCCTGGTTTAATGTTAGGTATTCTAGGTTGCTCACCTAATTCAGGGAATGCTGTTTTATAACTCTCATCTATACCTTTAGGAAGAATTAATGTCGCCTTATTATCTTTGTTAAAAAAACCTCTACCGTTACAACTTTTACATTCTGGTTTTCCTTCTATTATTATTCCAGAACCATCACAATTCTCGCAAGACCCTTGAAATATTTGCTGCATAATTCCTAAATTTCTTATCTGTTGAATAATTCCGCGCCCATCGCATTTATTACATTTCTTATTACAATTAGTACAAAATTTTCGTATATTTATATTTAGATCCTTGTTAACACCTTCATAAATATCATCTAGACTAAATACTAATGTTTTTTCCAAAGATGCAGCTTTTTTAGGTCCTCTATTACCTCCTCCCCCCCCTCCTCCAAATGAAAAAATTTCTTCTTCAAAATGTATGCCTCCTCCTCCAAATGGACCACCTCTATTTCTAAAAAATGCTTCAAATATATCATGCGGATTTCTATTAACCTCTTGACCTGAACCATTATTATAATTATTATCTCCTGTATCATTATATTTAGCGCGTTCAGTTTCATTACTTAGTACATTATATGCAGCTGATAATTCTTTGAATTTTTCCTCAGATGCAGCTAAATTATCCTTATTCTTATCTGGGTGATGTTCAAATGCAAGTTTCTTATATGCCCTCCTTATATCATCTTGTGAAGCGTTTTTATCAACTCCTAATATCTTATATAATTTATAATTATCGCTCATAATATATATGATAATATTAAATGTTTATATATATTATATTATTGAAATAATAAGAGAGTAAATTTTATATACTATTTAATATTATATATATTACTACAACATTAATTATAAATACATATTTTCTTAATATATCTTTTGATAATACTACATAAGGGTTATTTTTTTTTTTTACAATATTTTTGCACATATAGTACTCTATATTTTTATTAAATAAATAATATTCGGTTTTATTAA